AGATGGTTTTGATGTTGAAGTTGACCTGTGGGCTAACGATTCTGGACTTTTTCTCGGACATGACGGACCCCAGCATTCAATACCAAAAGAATGGCTGATTGATAGAACCAACCAAATATGGATTCATTGTAAAAACAAAGAAGCATTAAGTTTTGCAATGCAATACGATTTGCATTGTTTTTTCCACAATACAGACGACTACACGATTACAAGTAAGGGTCATGTTTGGGCATTCCCTGGGAAGAAGGCAACTTCAACCAAATGCATTAAAGTGCTTCCAGAACTTTCTTGGTGGGAACTTGACTCTGATTGGAAAATTCAATATTCTGGTGTTTGTTCAGACTTTGTTGCAGAGTTAAATAAACCTAAATACAAATTATCTGAATCACCCGTATTGAAGACAATTGACTATGAAAAACATTTTGTTATCGGCACACCTCTAGTTGCATGGAAATGTGATGCCAAGGAGCACATGAACTGGATGGCCGATAGGGCTGAAATTTGCAGAAAGTTTCCCAATGTTAAATGGTTCGCTTCATTTGAATTAGATAATCGGGGAATCGAACCTTTCGCAGAAGTAATAGAAGCACTTAAAGAAGTAAACGGAGACTATTGGACTTTTTCAATAAATGATATGCAGGCCAAAGTTGAATCTGGCAATAGGTGGATTCGCATAGAAACTGGCAGAAATCTAATTAGAGAGTTTGCTCAAAGAAACAGAATAACAAGTGGTCATCACTGGGGCGAAGATTGCACTGAATTGAACTATGGGGTTGCAAATTACTCAGCGGTTCTATACATAGATTCAGATATGTCAATTGACTCAGTTGCCATTGAAAAAATGCTTGAAGTAAACAGACCACTAGTTGGAATGGACGTGCCTGCATACTGTCTTTCTGGTCCAGTGGTTAGTGAAAATCCAAGGATAGAAGAACACTGGAACACTGCAGGGGCGCTACTTGTAAATGCTCCAGCCTTTTACGACCTGCCGTGGTCGCATAATGCATATCTAAACCTGAGTGACGACCCAACCTTTCAGTCAATGGCGGAAAGACTTCTGCGCAGGGAAGGAACGGAGAATCTAGACACAACATACGGCATGACATGGGTCAGAAAAGATGGGGAAGCAAAGCATCACGGAAGGCTTGAGCCAGTAGAAAAAAGAAATATAGCCGACAGGTCTATTTAATCAGCCAAGAATAGATTGGTCAAATACCCCAAAGTCGTTATCGTCAAGAAAAAAAGTTATTGCATCAACAGTTGAGTGTAGCAATGTGTAGCCAGCAGGTTTTGCAGGTTCCATAGCATAGTAAACAGCAGAACTGCTTTGACCAGAACCAGAAACACCAGGAGTGCTTGCTGTTAGGGTTCTCACCATGATAGACCATTCGTCGCCCTGCCACAACGGGCTGACAAGAACTGCTGCTTCCTCTCCAATAACTGCTCGTGCAGCATTTTTAAGCGCCGCACGCGTACCAGCGCCCATACCGTACATTCGTGTGGATATTTGTTTGCGGCTAAAATCAACACCACCCTGAAAAACTTCTTGGTAAGCACCAGCAGGTACAGTAATTTCTTCAGTACCAGCATCAAACATCCGCGCTGGACGCACGTAGTACGTGTTGGACTTGAAGTTGGTGCCATATTCATTGCCGTTGAGGAAACCCTGGGTCCGCGCGGTGTTGTCGCTGTATTCAGAAGAACTCCAATGGATTTCGGTCGTAAAACCTCCAACTGCGATTCTGTTGAGATACATCTGATTCAATTCATCACTTGACGGTAAAAACCAATCGGAAAAACCGCCATATGTATAGTCGGAGGCATATGCTGCGGCAGAGCTTGCAGCCACGTTCCCCGCCTGTGCAACGATGTCTATCGTGTTTTGAGCACCTGTCCCAATTGCAGTACCTTCAGCACCAGCAACTGCTGAAATTCGGTTTGAGTTAACAGCTGTTGCCCAAGTTCTAGTTACATAACCGCTAACTGGTGCTGCTTCAAAGTACTTACCAGTAGAGTTTCCTGCCGTAGAAGGGGTGATGAATATGTTCCCACCAGCCGGACCGGTATCCCCAATCTCATATGTAGTCAGAACTGTTTGCTGGGCAAGTGAAGGAGAAACAAAAATACCGTTTTTAATCAGACTGCCAATAAACATTGATGCCCACGGCATGTAGTTTTCATCCATAACATCTGGATTGGTTAATGAACTCTGAAACTGATTATAAACTGGAGAATCAATCTGATTCTTAAGCCCCACAGACAACTCGTCATATTCGGTTGGGAGTATCTTTATGTAATCCTTCATCGCACCCTCTGCGACAGATGTCAGACTGTGCCACAGTTTCATGAACGGAAATGAAGGTCCAGATTGTTGTTCATCAACTTCATAATAGACATCTGGAAAAAACTTTTTTCCGTATGTGAAATAAGTGTTATCCAAAAATGGTTTGTCATAAACCAAATGCGGCATTGTAAATCTAACCACCTGACTGTTGTGTTCAGATATGACGATTCTTATCCTTGCATGCGCAATGGGCTCATTTTCATCTTCAAATTTAAACACATTTGAAAAGCATGCAGTCCATTCACCAGCCGAAAGCTGTGTTGTTATTGGAGTGACAGATTCATGGTCATTGTCCCAATTGTAAAGATATATTTGAACATTTGCTGGGTATGTGCTATAAAACATGGCATGAAAAACAAAATCCTTTTCAAGCACTGCATTTGGGATTTCAATAATAGGGCTTTGAAATGTGTAGGCTTCAGAAATTGGGTTTCTTAATGAAAGAACATATCTACTTGAGTGCCTTAGGTTTGTTGTTTCCAGACTCGTAGTAGTCGAGGCATTAAGGAATTCCCAGTCGTGAATGTAGCTGGCTGCAGTATATGTTTCCCCGTTTGTATTAGATGAATACAGACCAGTAAAATCAGACAGGAAGTTATAATCAATCACGAAAACCCTCCGACGTTGAATTCGATATTCAAATTCTCGTCAGTTAAGTACGGAAGGTCTCCCTTTTTGTTAAATAAAAGATTTCCAGAGCCAGCATCAAGCTCCATGTCGGCAGAACTTAATTCCATTCCTGAGACATATAGTACTGATGGAAGTTTTGACAAGATTCCAATCAAACCATTTTTTCTAATGGCAGGTTCAGAATTTGGGAAATATAGTGGATTCAAATAATCTTTAAGTGCTGTTGCAATTGATGTTGATGCAGTTGTAATAGACATTGAATTTTCAATTGCAACGGACGCGCTTACTTCTGGATAAACAATTCTTGAACCAAGAACCTTGACCGATAAACCGGCAATTGATTTATCAACGATGTCTCGCTGGATGGCAACCTTTTGCAGGATGTTCAGCGAAGCGCTATTTCCATAGACATATGCGGTTGTGTATCCTGGGGCCGCATCTCCAGAAATCGAGTCATCAAGCTCCCCGTCCGTCAGGTCATACACCTTCACTCGCCTTACTTCTGGATATGATGATGCAATATATTTTTCAATCTGATTTGCACCCACAAGAGCCTCGCTTAATGAGGCAAGAAAGGTGACACCTCGTGCAAGGTATTCTCCGTCATCTTCTGGCTCGTCGCCTTGAATAAAGTCGTTTTGTGCTGTTACCGAATTAACCTGTGCATTTAGGTTTAAAACAGTTAAAGAATCTCCAACAGTAACAGTCGGAACTGTTCCCACGTCAATGGCCATTAGTTTTACGAGCGCAGTTGGTAGCGGGGTTGCTGGCACTGCTTCTGGGTCTTGAATCACATCATCAATGGTTACGGTTCCGTCAACTTGGTAATAGGTTGTTATCACTTCTCCGAAAATTGATGTTTCGTGAACAAACGTAGAACCGACCGGTATTGTCGTTCCGTTATAAGTTAATAATTCAATGCTTACAGTCAATGTTGCATTGCTTCCATTTTTTCTCTGCATCCCCATCATTCCAAGGACACCCTCCATCAATCTATTGGGGAGAGCATTGATGTGCCCTACAGAAAGGGCGGTCATGTATGCCATTGCTTGGAAGATTGAGTCTTCAATCGTTCCAACCCTCAGTTCAAACTGCGGAATATTCATTTGGGCAATTTCAACAGCATTCAAATAGATTTCACTAGGCTGTTTATCGTAAATACGCATATTTACATATGGGGAGAAGTCAGCAGGCATTTTTACACCGTTCTATAGGAAACATTGAGGAATGTTGAGTTTGATGAACTAGTGACCTCGGTGTCAACATTGGTAATGACAATCTCTGGGATAAACCGTGAAGCCTGCACAATAAAACTGCCACGGTCAATATTCCTGTACGAAGGGTCAAATACGCCAAACTGTGGCTTTAGAGGATGAGTTCCTGGTTCCGTTAGGGCCGTGAAGCTAATGAGTTGTCTGAAGTAAGCATCTGAACCGTCGGCATGCTTTTGAAAGCCAGTCGAATCAAATCTTACTGGAAATGCGATTGTGTCCATTATGCGTTCTCCAAGGCGGCGATGCGTTGAGCAAGTGATGTCACCTGTGCCTGAAGTGATGCCACTGTTACTTTGGTGGCAAAAACATCAGCAGATACATTAAGTTTACCAATAATCACTGCTTCCTCAATAGTATGACCCAGAAAACCAACAACCACTGCATCAAGTAGTTTTGGTGGATTATCTTTTGTTGAGTTGAGGAATCTGATTGAGTGAAGAGTTATTTTCATATCACTGACATATACGGAGCACCTAAAGTCAGCCGAAACAGCCTTGATTTGACCAATAAAAAGACCTCCACCAAGGGACGGGAACTGTGCCCCATTCGTGTAATTTATATAGTCTGGTATTCGTTGATTTGACATTTTAACCTACTGTATATGGAGGGAATGGCGGGCTAGATACTGACCTTGTCTCGCCCTCACGGAGGAACGGAATAAGTATTGCAGGTCCAATCTGGTCTCCAGTAGCAGGAAATAGTGGTCCAATCGGTAGTTGAACAACATCTTTGGGGTCTCTCTCTGGAGTTATGAATGAAATAGAAACCGGATTTGGGGTTAATTCCTCAAAATCAACAGACTGAATGAGATAGTAACCAGTGAACATTGGTATTCCATCTAGATAAACAGTCATCCCGGGTCTAAGGGAAGTCCCATTTGTTCTTGTAATTGTTGCGCTTCCTCGTGCCTCTAGTGGGTCGTTGTCTGATTTGGTTACTTCAGGCAAGGAAAGTAGTTCAAAATCTTTTCCAGCCTTGCCGGGCACAAGGGGAATAAATTTTCTTGTTACTTGAGTTTTTATCTTTTTTCCATTCTTATCAGTTTTCTCAGCATTAAAAACAAGTGTGGTTGTTCCCCATTTTGCCAAAAGCCACTTCATTGACGCAAAATATAAAGTTCCATCAGCCTCAAAAATCTTAAACTTTGCACTAGCTGCCAAATCTCCAAGCACACTCCAAAGCGAGTCAGCAGCGGTGGTTCCGCTGGCTTTATTTATTTTTACTGACTTTGATGTTTCTTCACCAATGAATTTAAGGCCATACTTTAGTGCTGCTGCCCTAGCAAATGCAGTCCCACTAGAGCTTGAAACTGCACCTGGGTTTTTATCTCGCTTCATCTGCTGTATCGCCTTGGTACGACATTTGACATTCCAAATTGGGTTATACCCTTGGCTTTGAGAAACCGATACTTCTGCAATCTCGAGTTTTAGTGTTATGTATTGTATTTTCGCAGTTCCATCTGCATTGAATTCTGATGAATCAATTGATTTCGTCGTATACAGAACATCTGTTGTTATTTTGAAATAGTTATTTTTAGCAAACATAAACCCAGTATCAAATATGTTTAAACTGAGTTCGGTCACCATGTCCATGCTGTAATTAACTTGGCAATCCAGTACTGAACTGAGAATATCTTCCATGACACCTTTTGATAGGTTGCCAATTTGTATCTGTATAGGGTCTTGTTCAAAACTCATGGTTATCTTAGTAGCTGGTCTAGCGTCAGCCATTCATTATTTATTTGTGTGCATGGAAGTTTGCATGTTACTGGAGGACATTTTTGTTTTGCACAAACAGTGATTGGTGGAATATTTACAATATCAACCTGCTCAATTGGGCATTCTTGCAATGTCATTGTGCATGAAGCACGGGAAATTTGATTAGGCAAAGATGCTTCGGTTGGACCCTGATTTGAAGGCGGCGTACGTTGTACTGACTGAACAGCAAAATCGGTTATTACAAATTCAACGCCACGACCCTGTGTGTACAGTGGGTATCTTAACTCCTTTGAGAAAAAAGTGTCCATATTTAAGAAAGACACTGGATATGGTGCAGTGGCCATCTGTCTCAAAAGATTAATCTTCTCGTCAACAGAGAAATACAAACCAAATCCGTCTCTTGGTTGTGCAACATCAGTTGATGTCTTGTCAACTAACTCAAATGTAAACGATACTTTTAGTAACTGAAATCCAGACCAATCTACAATTGGATGTCTACCAGTCCTGTTTATTTCAGTCCACACCGAACTAAGGTTTGAGTAGGCTACATCTTTTGGTGCGAAAGGGAATACAAATCTTCTTTCGGTTGGAACCAATGTCTGAACCTTTGAACCTGTTGAATCATCAGTTACTTTGACATACTGATACTTCTGAACCAGTTGTGGCTCAGTACCCTCGGCTTTTGGTGGTGGCTGGTAGCCGATTAAACCACGTGTAATGGGAATTCTTATTGTAGTTGGCTTGGACGGAACAGAGCCACCCCCAGTAGTTCCAGCACCTCCAGTATTTGAGTTCTGTACCGCTCCAGCAAATAAAACATCAGCCCTTGCATTTGCACGTGCGACGGCAGTTGGTCTCGGTATGCCTTGGGAAACAAGTAGCTTTATTCTCGCTTTAATAAATTGTTCTTTAAATTTTGTTTTTGCTGTTTGAAAACTTATTTTCTCAGTAGCCATTATTGAGTTAATGAGACGAGTCACATTAGTCGTTGTTATTTGCGTAACGGCTTGCGGGATTGTTACACGAACGCTCGGTGCCGCCTGATTGGCTTCAGTTTCAGAAACATCTACTTCTTCATCTGCATTTATGGAAATAACCACAGGTGACGTGAATACCCTTGCAAGATTATCCTTACTTCTTATCCCGCTCATTCCCTCAACATTAAAATTAAACAACCAGTTATAATTCCATG